AGTAGTCTGCCTGAACTGTCTATTCTGGCTCTTTCAGCACCATTAGCATGTAAAGCTAAAGGAGTTGACCCACCAATTGCAGAAACTCTTGCTTCACTAGATGTTGCTTGTAATTGCATAGCATCTGTACCATTTTCTTGCAATTTAACTCTAGTATCAGAAGCATGATTAACAACTAAACTTCTGTCTGGCGAGGTCGTACCGATGCCGATGTTGCCTGAGCTGTTTATTGCCATTCTTTCAAGACCATTAGTGGTAAAACTAAAAGCATTGGTACTATGACTATAACTTAAAGCACCACGATAATTTGAATCAGCATCACCAAACCTTATTTGACCTAAAGCAGAAGTGCCTGAATTAATTTGAATTGAGTTATTGGCATTATTATCAAGTCTTAATAAAGTATTAGCATCTGCACTCATCCCTGTGGCTGTTGAGCCTTGAATATGTAGCTTTTGTGCTGGAGAACTCGTGCCTATGCCGACTTTGCCACCATGTTGTACTACAAAATATCCACCACTACCATCTTCACATCTAATAGCTGTACCTGAATCTTGTCTAATATCTAACTTAGCACTTGCACCTGTGTTGCCTAAACAAAGATTGCCTGAACTGTCTATTCTGGCAAATTCAGTAGCAGAGCCATTAGCTTTACCTCTAACTATTAATTGTCCATTAGAAGTGTTGTTACGAAGGTCTAAATATACTGCTCCACCTGACTGTATAATTTGTGTAAATTGATTAGTACCATCTGAATCTTGTAAAAGTAATTGTGGAGATGAACTTAATAATCTTGCAGAACCAGTAACATCTAGCTTATGACTTGGCGAAGTCGTGCCGATACCGAGACCTGTATTAGTTAATCTAATTTTTTCTGTCGGTGCTGCATTAGAACCAGAAAGTCCTATTGCTAGTGCATGGTCATTACCTGATGCATTTGTAGATACAGTTTGTAAATAAGACCTTACTCCTGCACCGCCTGAAGAACCATCATTTCCATAAAACTCAATTTTACCAACAGAGCCACCTGATGTTTGTGGGTCTGTCGTATCTTCTAATCTTATAACTGGACTAGCACTACTTATGTGTAGCTTCTCACTTGGCGAAGTAGTTCCTATGCCTAGTTTTCCATCATCGGATTTAAATACTTGAATAGCACCAGCTGAATTAGAAAATTGTAGCCCATATGTCGATGTTGATTGATACCAATTTGATAATATTCTATCGTTAGTTCTAATTTTACCATTTACATCTAATGCATCAACAGGGTTAGTAGTTCCTATGCCTACATTGCCTGATTGTAGTACTGACAATATATTGTTGGAATTACTACTAAAGTTATCAGTACTTCTTTGTAGCAATAAGTTATTGTCATTATTTAATGTGAATCTATAAGAATCACCATTAGTGCCATTATCACCTGAGAGTTTTACTTGACTGTAGTTATTACCTGCATCAGCTACAATAGAATCACCAGTAACAGAACCTGTAACATCTATACCTGTTGAGGTTGTGGCTAGTTTTGCAGAAGCATCGTAATAAAGTGTGACTGCACCATCCTCTGCTAAAACAATAGAAGTTTCAGGTGTGCCTGCACCATTGTCGTTTTTAATTTGAAAGTCACCACCACTGCGATAAAAACCAGTTATATTTGTTGAGTTGTAAGCTATTTCTAATTGAGGTTGTGTTGTGCTTTGTATGTATGAAGTTCCTGCAACTGTCAAGCCATCACTAACGACAGAACCTGTAACATCTATACCTGTTGAGGTTGTGGCTAGTTTGGCTGCGTTATTGTGGTAAAGTTTAACTGTACCAGCATTACCACTATCTATACATTCAATAAAAGTGTAACCAGCAGAATCAGTTAATAATAAATTAGTACCTTGTAAGTATAAATTTCCAGTACCGCCATCTTTAATAACACTATTAGAGCCATTGTGAAAGATTTCTAAATCTTGACTAGCACCTAGTCTAATCTTTTCGTTGTCGCCTAGGTCTATTTGGTCGGCATATACCACACCATCTATGTATAAGTCTTTCCATTCCTGTGAAGAACTGCCGAGGTCATAAGTATTGTCATCGTCTGGAATAATGTTTGAATCTATATCAGCTCCGAAAGAAACTGTGTCGGTTGCTGCGTTACCAAAGGTTAGATTACCATTAATAGTTGCGTTACCGGTGACTGTTAGATTGCCTGAGACTGCAACATCGTTAGTAACATTTAAATTACCTGTTGGGATATCAACTCGACCATCATTTCTAATACTAAATAATGAAGTTCCTCCAGAGTTTCTAGCAATTAAAGCATAAGCAGAAGTGTCTGCTGTTGAACCATTTATTTGTAATCTAGCTCCCGGAGAACTTGTACCTATCCCAACGTTGCCTGCTTGGTTAATTCGCATACGTTCTGTAGAAGCTGTTTGTATTACTAAAGTATCATTACCACCTGAAGATACAACATTTAAAAGATTATGTTTTATGTCTAAATAATTTGTTGAATTATATGCTGCTCTTATTTGTGGCACATCAGAAGCATTAGAGTTTGATTCTAATAGTCTTGAAGGCGAAGCAGTTCCAATACCAACTCTATTATTACTAGAATCTACTTTAAGTGTTGAAGTATCTACAGTTAAATCACCAGAGACTGCTAAGCTTGATAGGGTACCAAGACTTGTGATATTTGTTTGGGCTGCAGTTAGAACAGAGCCTGTTAGATTACCTGTGACGTTACCAGTCAAGTTTCCTGTTACATCGCCTGTTAAAGGTCCTGAAAAAGCTGTTGCTGTTGCTGTGCCTGTGATAGTAACTCCACCACTAGCTGTGGTTAGTTTTGCAGAGTTGTCGTAGTAGAGTGTAACTGCTCCGTTTGCAGCAGCATTAAGCATAACTTCTTGAGCTACTGACCTCGCTGTAATGTTATTAGCTTGTAATAATAAGTTACCACCTACAGGTGCATTAATAAAATTATTACCTGAAGAATGATAAATTTGTAAGTCATTAGAGTCACCAAAGTAGGCTTTGGAGTTGTCTGGGAAGTTTAGGTGGTTACTACCAAATGTCCAATAGTCATTAGTTTCATTCCATAGTAATGAGACATTAGTTGAGGTGCCTCGTTCTATTTCGATACCACCGTTCTGTGATGGTGTTCCTGTCTCATCTGAATTAAGCACAATGATGTTATCACCGATATTAACTTCGTTACTATTGACTGTAGTTGTTGTGCCAGAGACAGTTAGATTACCACCAACAACAACGTTGCTTGAAGTGGTTACTGTCGTAAAAGTACCAGCTGCTGCTGAGTTAGCTCCAATGACTGCACCGTCTATTGAGCCACCATTAATATCTGCAGTATCAGCTACTAAGCTATCTATGTTAGCTGTGCCGTCTATAAATAAATCTTTAAACTCTAAAGAGCTTGAACCTAAATTAATGTCGTTATCTGTAACTGGTAGAATAGCTCCATCGGCTATGTAGAGCTGTTGGACAGGATTACTACTAACTTCTATATAGAATTCAATGTGATTATTAGCACTATCTATTAAGACTTTATTGTTCGGTGTTGTTTCTCCAGCATCACCTATTAGGCCTATAACTGGACCTTCACTAGCTGTACCATCGTGTTTGTGACCAGTAGCATTACTAAAAACTGCTAATAAATGGTCATACTCATTGTTAAATAATGCTGCGGTGATGGTATCGCCATCAGTAAATGTACTTTGTCGGGTATATCCTGCCATGTCTTATCTCCTGCCTGAAGGTATGTAATCTACATAAAAACCATTTATAATGTAGGGTGAATTTGAATCATTACTTGAGAATCTAAAATTGTTACTGTGTCCGCTACCTACTAGTGATTCTCTAACTAGTGGTTGCTCTGCTGCTCCAAATATTGCTTGACCAAAAACTGACTGACCAAAAAGAGCTGGAGCAGGTACTGAATCTAACAGTATGTCTTCTGGTTGTGGTATATCAGAGCTACTATAATCATATCTAACTCTAAGTGTTGGTTGTATGCTACTTTCTGGTGTTATAGATATCTTAATATAATGCAAAGTTTTTAGAGTACCAAAGTCACCATAATCATAATCTGGTGTTTCATAAATAGCATTTATACTAGAACCATCAAAACTATACCCAACATCGTGAGTATAAATATAACCATTAGTATCGCCATGGTAATAAACTTCAACACCATTGTTATCAAAGTTTGAGTTGACACTTGTTACTTCTAAACCTAATAGTTCTGACCATTGAAAACCATTTGGTCTTAAGGTTCCTACTATGCCCTTTTGAGCTGAGTTAGCTAAATTTACATTAGTGTAGTAAAGCCTATATTGTGACTTTTCTCTAATAACTAAACTATTAATAGTATAGTCATCTATGTTTCTAGCTAGTTCACTAACAATAGGTTGGATTTGTTTTGAGACTGTACCTAACTCAACGTCACCAATTCTTGCTGTACCGGCAACTGTTCTAAAACCATCAGCTGCTAAAAATAATAAGTCACCACCAATCTCTTGAATACTGTAGCCACTTAAACAACCCACATTATCTGTAATTGGGTCTATCCTAACGGTATCAGAGCTATGAAGATTAATAAGTTTATGAATACTATTTTCACAAAATAAAATTAAATCTTCACGGAAACCTTTAATACCTACTACTTGGTCTGATAAAGTAAAACTACCACCAGCTGCAAAGTTATCATAATCATTAACTTGACTATGATAAACAGTATTTAAGTTACCTGCTACTCCGGCTGCTATTAAATGATTGTCGTGAATAGTTATAAACTTGACTCCATTTGTACTATCAACAGTTATTTCAGCAGCAAAAAATGTTCTAGTATTTAAATTACCTGTGCCTTCCATACGAAAGCTATAAATTTTATTAGCTCCATCAGCTATAAAAACTTCACCATAATCAAAAGTAGCACCTTCAGCTATAGCAAAAGTACACTGGCCTTGATTAGTTCTATTTAAAACACTACGACCTGTAAAGGCTGTATAGTTATCTCCAGTGCCTGATACAGAACTTCGGTTTATCTGTAACCAAGTAGCTCCATCATTAGTAAAATATATATCATCACTAACACAAGCTATAACTCCATCAGCATAAGGAAAGACTCCTAAAATAGTAGCAGTGCTTCCAGCTGGTTGAGCTGCAGTTACATCACCTACTTTATATTTAGCATAACCATTTACTCTACGATAACCACCTTCAATAGAGACTTCAAAGTTTTGTAACTTAGTTGCTACTCCGGGAGTTTTTAATAAATCAATAGCATTAGATGAGGTTAATAAACCACCGTCACATGCTACTGTATAAGGTTGGGAACGTGCCATTAATTAAAAATATGTTCTGTCGTCTGTCATTGCCCTAGGTGTTGGGTTAATTAAATTAGACTTCATGCGTTTCATTGCTTTCTTATAATCATCTAAAGCAAAAGCAGCTTGTTGAGGTGACTCTTTAAACTGCCATACATAATATCTAACCCTAGAGGTAATAACATTTGTATATTGTTCTGGGAGGACTACTGTGTCGCCATGTGCTGATAAGGCTGTTGGTTTAACAAAAGCATAAAAATGTACGTTATAAGCTTTATCAGGTATAGGGCTTAGTCCAAATTTTCTATTGTCTGGAGATTTAATAACATATTGAGGCTCTCCATAGCCTTGTGTGTCTGCATCATCAGCATTTTCACTATCTCGATAATATCGTTTCCAATCTGCTAGATTTAAAAACTTTAAACCTTGTGAGACATACGGAGCTGATTCACCGCTTACTCCAATAGTTGTCAGATAAAAATCATCCCAATCTATTGAAGCATAGTCTGTAGTAATACTAGAACTACCAGATTTTAAAACATACCATCTAGTTCCAGCTGTAGTTGCTACTGTAACATTACCATAAAAAGGGTCAGAAGCTCCACTCAACCCAGCAGCAAAAAACGGTAGCTGAGGTTCTTCGTTAGCAATATCAAAGATTGCTTTATTGACTGTATCTTTGACAAAAGCTTGTAAGCCTTTTGCATTGCCAAAGTTTGATGAAGTTAAAGGAACTTCATTAAGCTCTCTTAAGACTTCATTAGTAATATCTAAATATGTTGTTGCCATTATTTTTTATGTTTTTTTTGTATTTCAAAGTTTGCTGACATACTTGCTCCTTTATGAGGAACAAACTTGCCTGAATGTTTCATAAGCTT